TACATCTATTGTTAGGTTGTGCTGCATAGTTCCCATCATCTAGGGCTATGATGTGAGCACATTTGTGCTCGTGCGGTATCTCTGAATGATCCGTATCTAATATATTACTTTCAGGGTGGGCAAAGTCAACCGTAAATAAGTATTTACCGTGGTGCCATTTCTTGTCTTTTCCTATGTATTTACCGGCCTGTGCTTCTAAAATATCCCAAGAATGCACAGCAGGATAATAACTAAAGCAATTCCAAAGCTGTAACTCGTCAAGTCTACGTCTAGGAACTTCTTGCGGTTTAAACCCTCTTTGAATGAATGCAGATATCGGGAGACGATAGTAGATAGCTCCATTTTCCATAATACAATGAAAAAGGATACTACGCCCTGTAATAGCCGAAAGACCAAAGATAATGCAGTCTTCAACTTCTCCATGATGTTTCTTAAGGTCATATAGATACTCCCTTCTGATCTGTGCATATTCTGGTGGTATGTTCGCGTTTAAATAAGCCATAAGTCCTCATTGTATTTGTCCCCAATCATCTCCTTTTTCGTAGTCAACTTTGTTAGGAACTTCTAACGTAACAGCAGATTCCATAATTTTTATTATGTCTTCAGCTTTTTTATCCGACTCCACAGATATATTTACTTCATCGTGAATTTGAATATGTGGCACTATACCATTTTCATATAATGATACCATAGCTTTTTTTGTCATATCAGCAGCTGAACCTTGTATCAATCTGTTAAGAGCTTTGTATGTAAATGCTCTCTTCAAAGGCTCACCGTTTGGTGCATATTTCTTTTCAGCTTCTTCTCGTGGTAAAGGTTTATTGATACCAAATTGCAAAGGTTGCCATAAATTAAAATGGCACACTCTACCAAGAAGAGTCCTAATCTTACCAATATCCTCTGCTCTATTCGTTACAGCATCCATAAGACTACGAACAAATGGTGCTTTCATGTGATATTGTCTTATTAGTTTCTCAGCAGAATCTTTTACTAAACCTAGTTCTGCCATCAATTTATTTTTACCCATACCATACATCAAACCTAAATTTATTGTCTTGGCTTGTTTACGTTCTATACCTGCCATATCTGCAACAACTTGGTGAAAGTCTGCATCACCTTGTTTGTATGCATCTACAAGATCATAAACTCCTGGTAGGTTTTGTAGTTGTGCGTAATGCACAAGTATTCTAGGTTCTTGTTGTGAATAATCAAACGTACCCCATTTACAATCTTTCTCAGGTATAAAGATAGATCTAATCATAGGACCTAAATCTTTATGTCTAGCCGGTATTTGTTGTAAGTTTGGATTAGACATACTGAATCTACCTGTAACTGTACCACCATCATCAGATCTAATTTGATTTATATCTGCATGTATTCTACCTTTATGTTCGTGTTTTGTTATTGAATCTATAAATGTAGTGTGAGCTTTATTTATTTCTCTGGCATCAGCAATACTTCTAGCTATTTCATTAGGATGGTTTTGTAAAAAGTTTTTAGTAAAACTAGGTGCATCACTCTTTTCTGTTCTATCAAAAGGTAAATTTAATTTTGTAAATACTTTTGCAATAGAAACTGCTGCCCATATCTCTACATCTATCTTTGTTTTCTTGTATATCTCTTTTAATATTTTTTGTTCTTGTTTAACTAATTTATTTTTTATCTTTTCTGCTTTATCTAAATCTACACGTACACCTTTGAATCTCATATCAACAAGACAAGGAAATAGTTTTGTTTCTAAATCAAACACACTATTTAAATCCTCTACATACATTTCTCTTTGTAAAACTTCCCAAAGTTTCAAAGTTAGTTCTGCATCTTTCTCTGCATACTGACCAACATACATTGCTGGTAGTCTCCACATTTCTTTTTTAGGATCTAAATTCCATTCTTTAGCTGCCTTAATTAATATAGATTCATTCTTTCCTTGTTTTAAATAAAACTTACACAAAGAGTTTAATGTGTATGACATTCTATTCTCATCAACTAAAGATGCTGCAACCATTGTATCAACAACTTTACCTTTTATCTCTATACCCATCTGTCTCAACCAACAGACATCGTACATTGCGTTGTGAAAAATAAATGTTTTATCTGATTTTGAGAAAATATTTTTTAACCATGATACAACAAGACCTTTATCCATGTTACCACCATTCTCGTGTGCGATAGGATAATAACCACACCAGCCTTCTACAGCTATTGCGATACCTACAACATTTCCATTACCTGTAACATTACCAGATCCTTTTGTTGTAAGATCAGGATCATTTGTTTCTAAGTCTACAGCTATCTCATCATACTTTGATAGATCTTTTAAACTATCAGGCACCACCCATTCTGTCTGTGGCATAAACAAAGAAGGTTGTATAGATCTCATAGTTTTCTGTCCCACTCTTCTTTTGTCATTGATGGTATGTGTTTATTAAACTGACCATAAAAAATATAATACACAATGGCAATAAACATATATGTAAATAATAAAAATATGTAAAATCTCTCCATCATTTATTCTCATCCATATCTAAAATTTTCTTTTTCTCTAATTCACAATAGTGAATAATTTTATCAAGATCTTCTATTCCGTTTTTGTGCATGTATCTACAAACGTATTTCACAACACAGCCCTGAAAGAACGAGAGATTATTTTTAGAAATAAATTCGTACGGCTGTATGTTGAAATACATGTAATGAGATCCACCTATTTGTTTATTCTGTGGCTTCACGTCTTTAAATATACTTTCGTCTGTCATAATAAATAAGCACGATCAAAGTCTTTTGGATCTACGATATGCAATTCTTTTTTAGTTCTAGTTGTTCCTGTATAAAATAATCTATGTAATTCATCAGGATCATTCTGAAATGTTTCTAAAGCTGCGTTTGTTAGATCTTGTAAAATAAGAACCTTTTGTGCCTCTCCTCCTTTTGCTCCATGTATTGTTGACATTTTTATTCGAGGATTAGCGGATATCTTCTCACCGTTTGCCCTCATATTCCTTATATAGTTTTCTGTGAAAGTATCAAGTCCTTCAAATGCATCATACCAAACTTCTTCTGTAACCAAACCATGTTCAGCTCTGCAATCCCTCATCAAATAATTTGTATCAGAATGCAGGGTTTTACCCGATTTAAAACCAGACAATACATTTGATCCTAAATATCTGTATATATTTTTAATTTCTATATGTGTAAGTTGTGACCCTTTTCTCCACTGTTCCCAGTTTTGAATAGCCATCAATAGTTTTGTATCTATTGAGTTTCTACCTTTATGTTCATAGTACCATCCTCTCAATTCACATAGTTCTTTCACACCATCAAGAAAATGATTAGCTGAAGAAAGCACCAACCATTCTCCTGATGACATGTCTACCTGAGTGACGTCAGAGTATCTCTTTAAAATTCCTACTTCATCTCTTGGTTTGTATTCTTTATCAAATCTATTTGCTACATTTCTAATTATCTTTTGTGATAATTCATGGATAGGACCACCAGGTATACGATAAGATTGTTCTAATACTTTTATTTTATCTACCTCTTGTTTCAATGCTATGAAGTGATCTACATCTGCACCGGCCCATTTAAATATTGCTTGATCATCATCTCCTGCAATGTAAGTTTTCTCTGCATACTTCCACATCTTTCTAACCATAGTCCACTGCAAAGAAGACAAGTCTTGTGCTTCATCTATAAACAATACTTTAAATTTTGGAATGTTTTCTGATTCAATAAATTGTTCTATTAAATCTGTAAAATCTTTTTTTATCTTTTCTTTTTTATATTTCTTTAGTTCTTCAGCTATCAAATAAAGTGTGTTTCTTTCTACATCTAATAAATTTTTTCTAGAATCATAGTAGTCTAAAAGATTCATTTGTTTTGCTCTAGCTGTTTCTATGATTGTAAGATATTCATTATCAGAATTAAATGTACCATCTTCTGAAGAATACTTTGCTGTCTTAATTGGTATACCACACTTAATACCAAACTCTTTGTAGTCTGCTGGAGACATCATCTTCTCTCTTTTCATTCCTAATCTTTTGAATGCAAGAGCATGGAGTGTTTTAAAATTTTCTAAATCTTCCTCTAGATTTAGTTCAAATTTATTTGCAGCTCTTTCAGCTGCTTCGTCTGCTGCTTTTTTTGTAAAAGAGAAGTAACCTATTTGTCTAGGCCGCACTCCGTCTTGTATAAATTCGTCTACTAGATTTAACAGTGTTGTTGTTTTTCCTGTTCCTGGTGGACCTAATATTATTGTTTTCATATCTTTTTATTTTTCTTTCCAATCTTTTTATTTTTGCTTCAGCTATATCAAATTGATCTTTCAATAAATGCCACCTGTATTTCCAATTTATACCTATCATTAGAAATGATTGTCTTGATATTTTACTTCTGAAATACTAGCTTCAACTGGTTTCAAAGCTTTTATTTTTATAAGTCTCGGTTGTTGTTTCTTAACTCTTACTCTTGCTTCTTCTTCAAAAACATCTAATTGTTTTAATAGGTTACCTGTTTTGGTTTTATCCATCTCCCAGTTATTTCTTTTACAAAAATTATAAAAGTCTTCCATTCTAAAATATGTGTACTCTCTATCTTCATCTGTATATGGAAGTTTGTTAAATACATCGTCTAGTGTTCTTGCGCTCTGTCTGTTTGTAGTCCACTCTTCTAATAAAGACATCATCATATTTTTTTCATCTAATGATTCTAATGGTTCTACTTCTTGAATTGTATCTAGTAATGGTTTTAAATAATATTGTTTCCAATCTTTTGGTTTCAACACAGGAACAATTAAGTTAGCTTGATCTAAACATGCTAGTGCAAACAAACCTGCATTATAAAGCTGTTCTGTTTTTAATTCTATTCTGTCATCATTTACATTTAAAAACCATTGTGGTGGTCTTGATGTATATTTTGTAAGACTACCTAAAGTCGGCATCTCTTCTTCTCCATAACCAACACCAAACTTTTTCAATCTACATAAACTAGAATTACATACAGAATTTATTGGAGCATCTTTACATCTGTATTTATCGTAACCTTTTCTATTTACAGATTTAATTAATTGTTGAACCTCAGAATTACTTAGAGGTGGTGTCATGTATTCTTGATTTGCTTTTACTAATTCATCTTCCCAGCTGTCAGGTGATGCTTGTTTGAAATAAACTGCTATATTAAACAGAGCATTGTTTCTTGCTCCTTCTCCAAAACCTTGTACTGCTAATTTATTTAAACAAGGAGGACCTTCTTTGAATACATCAGTAACTTTTACTTCTTCGATCTTAATTTCTTTCAGTTCTTCTTGTACATACTTGTCATACATAGAATAGAATGATTCTAAAGTAGCAGCTTTACCTTCATCATCGATTGCATAACGCAATCCATTCATCTGATCGTAGTATGGTAGATTTAAGAAGTTACCTGTATCTCCACGTTCCACGAGTATTTCTGTTTGCTTCGGGAATATTTCAGAACCTTCATAACCTAAACTCTTCGCCATCTTTTTTAGTGTTGTTTGCATCTTGATAGCAGGCACATAATCTTTTGTAAACAAGAATACATGCGCGCCACCAGACTTCGAACGACAAACAACCAAAGGAAACTTTAATTTTCTAATGTTTGTGATTAATGTTTTGTGATTAAAATTATATTCATCGATATCAATACAACCCCATTTACACTCGTTCTTTTCTGTTATTGGTATGATACCAAGTGCAGGACCTACACCTTTAATATGATTGTCCCATAATTCTTTTGTAACTTTTTTACGTACAATAAACGCTTTACCTTTTTGTTTACCGTTTTCGCTACGATCTCCTTTTTGATATTGACCGTACGCAACTGTTAAACCCGTAAATATATTTTCAAATTTCTCTATCATTTCTTTTATTCTAGTGGGGCGGCTCCAGTCTCCCATCGCCGCCCCGGTTTTCCACGTGTGGAAACTTTAAAACGGAACTTTATTTTCCGTATTCTCTTCTTCACCATGTTTCGCTTGGATAGCACCTTTTTGAATACTTTCCGCAAAACTCTTTGCTTGCTCGTAAAGGGCCTTATCTTCTATAGGACCTATTTTAGACACAGCCCAACCAAACCATGTACCTTTGTCGTTAGACTGTTGTACTGTTTTTAAGTTGTATAAGTGCGAGCATATTGGAGGCGTGAACAATCCGTTCTTACCTTGTAGCTTAATGCCACTCATAATCGAGTTCCAATTCA